CATTAGATCCTGTACTATGAGGTCCAGCTCCAGTTTCATCTCCATGAACCTTAGGATCATAGTCACCAGCTACCAGCTTAGGAAATGGTTCATCATCAGTATTTTCTGTTTTATATGGTGCATCTGGATTTTCATCGCCAATTGTGCCTATAACTATAGGTACTTGTGCACTTGCTCCATCCATAAAGAATCCAACCACCCAGCCGTTTAATTGTAGCTGATGGTTCATACCAATACCAGATCTTTGTGCTGCAGTATTAGGCATCATCACAGTTGCCCATGGTAGATCGTAACTGGTTAGTTCTTTTCTACTCGGATTATGATAACCTAAAATTCTAACTTTAACTTTATTAGTCTCATCTTTATCATCTGGAAACTCCTCTGTACCTGCACCAGTATTCTCGACTTGTCCAACCCACCAGTTGAACCCGTCTTTTCCAATAAAATTAGCAGTTGATTCTAACATTACTTTAATAAACCATTCTGAGTGTTATCTTTATGACTAGTAGTACTCACACTACCTGCACTATCAGTATATAATGTTAATTTAGTCACCATATTACTGTTGCTTGAGACATACTCTCTTTCAACACGACCTATAACATATATACCACTATTTTCTGCATCAAACAATCTATCCTTACCTTTATAAGTGGTAAGTTCTACTAACTCCCCTACCTTATGAGTCACAGAACCTACAAATTCTACCTCAACTTTTTTATTGTAAAATAATTTTTCCCTTAAGCTGGATTGTGCTAATACTTTTGTGAGATCTTTGGTAAATGTACCTTCAGTGTACAATGCAGTGTGTACAACCTTAGACATAATTCTAGTAGGAACTGAGTTCTTCTTAAATTTTTCAAAATATTGTGGAAGAGTTACATCACCATTCATTTTAGGAACACTCTTGTAATATTTATGTATGTTGAAATCAGATTCTGCATATCCATTGTCCATCATATCAAAAGTCATTACCTTACTATTATAAGAACCTATGTTCAATCCCATCAATATATCACCATTTTCTACAACAGTAAGACTACTCACGTCGGTGTACTCTTTATTCGTGTTTGGTTTTATGTCGGCAGTTTCAAAACCAGCAACAAGTCTATAATCAATCTTACCCTTTACAGCATCGTTAGCAAATTTATCATAGGATTGAAAAACATATCCATCAGCATTTTCAAAAAAAGCATATCCAGCACTCGCATTTTTACTATCTTTACCATTCGCAGGTATAGATTTAGATGCCAAATATTGTATCATAGTAAATGGTGACCAGTAGGAAGATATGAAAGAAAATTTATTTTTAGTTGGTTCTACAGTAATACTCCTTTGAGTAGATAAAAGATTTCTCAGAATATCGTCTCTAACTATTTTATCTATCTTTTCTCCACCACCAGTTCCAAATCTACGAGATACTTTGGTCGCAGCATTGTTAATTAAATCAGGAGTACAACAACATAATGTTCCTTTGGACTTTCCATCCTTTATTATTCTACCTTGAACATCATATACCATATAGTTATTAGTAAATACATTTTCATTACTATCCTCAAACGAAATGAATACAGGTTCCATACCACTAATCTTAGATAGATTTCCTCCTGCTGTATCTGTTATTGTTATGAAAATTTGTGTAGATGCACTTTTTATATCTTCAATATACGTCAACTGAAGTAGCTGATTGATGCCGATCATCGTGTCCTCTCCATCAATACCTACAATTAGAGACGTTAATTTAAAATTACTGGTTGGATTTACTTGACTCATGAGAATTGGGCTGTATTAGCATACTCTGAAAAGAATACAGATTGTTTGACTTGTGACAATGCCATCTCGCCAACACCTTCTATATCTGCCTTAGTTGCTATTGTACTAGGCATTGAATTTGCTATTGCATCACTCATGACTTTTGTGTCATATTTTGCTGCTAACAATTCAGAATTTTCCTGAAAAACAGTGTTAGTTAAATCAGTTATAAAACTTGTATCTGCTATTGTTGATGATAGATCGTTGGCATTAATAAGATTTTGAGTAGATTTAATTCCTTCTAAATTATTTTGATTAAAATTGAGGGTGTTACTCATGGTTTCTATAATTTTTGTCAACCCACCTTGATTAGGTTCAGTGAGATTAGGAGAAACTCCTCCACCACCACCATTGAGCATTTCCATGTACAGCTCATTCATCTGTCTCCTCTTCTGGAGTCCAGTAACAGCAGCACCCATCATAGTTTCTTCAGAAACTTCATGATCTTTATCTTTAGCTAATCCAAAGAAATTAGATATGGTCGAACCAATACCACCACCACCTTGGTTTATACCATGTATTTTAGTAACACTTCCACCCATCGGATCGTCGTTCTTCGGTTTTGAAACCAACCAATCAGCTGCTTTATGAACCCAATTTTGTATTCTAGTAGATAAATCTATATTCTCTTTATTATCAGTAGATGAATTTAGTGTAGAAGATTCTGTACTAACTCCAAGAGAAGTGCTCATTTGAGTAAGGAAATTATCAATATTATTTTGCATATCAGCATCAGTAGCAGGTATTCTACTCAACAAACCCATCAGTCCAACTCCAGCTGCCTTCATAGGTAATGCCAAAGAACTACCAAATGCATCTTTTAATCTTTGATCTATTTGAAAATCATCTGCTATACTATTGGATATATTTCTTTCAATAACATCATTAAATCCAGTTTCTTCTAAAGATTTTGATGATGGTTTCTCTTCAGATGAGAAAGGATTTAGTGCGTTCCCACTGAGACCTGATGTAGGTGGTGTGATTGCACCTTTATTATAGTTTTGAGTTGTTGTATCATCATTAGGATTATCAAGATTTGTATTTCCCGTGTCGGATGGATTCAAACCTGCTTCTTCAAGATTTACAATATTTTGATCATTGGGTGCTTGTGGTAATGACAAATCGTTCATTCCCGTATTAACAGGAGCTACATTATCAACGCCAGCACCACCCATACCACCTTGCATCGCTTCCATCATAAGAAAATCATTATAAAGATCTTCTTTGAACATTGAATTTAATAATGCAGTTCTTTGATCAACCATCTCAATTACATTATTGAGTACGTTGGTCAGAACCTCTATGCCTATGTACTTGTCGTCATTCATGATTTACTTGCTCCTTTACCAAATACATCTATAACCATTTTTGTTTCATTATTAGTTCCCTCTGTTGGTACATTAATATATCTGTTCATCACTACTGGAACATTAACTGGAATTGGTATTGGCACAACTGTATTGTTTGTATTTCCCACGTTAGTTGTATTGACTGGAGTATCTATTAACTCTTGTTTGTTTCTATTGAATATTGATGATCCTATGTTAACAAAACTAGACGAAATATCTCGCATAATATTAGATGGACCTCCCTGATTCACAGGATCAATATTACCACTACTATTAGACTGTGCATCTATACTTGCACCACCTTGTTGGAAATAAGGCAATGGATCTATTCTAGTACCAGATTTGTTGAATCTCTCAAAGTGTAGATGAGATTGGTTACTACCATCAGAACCAGGATAGTAGATAATTTTAGCTAATGGATCACCTTTTTCTATCTTCTGACCTGGTTTTACAACATAATCATACACATGTCCATATAGATTTGCAGTACCATCTTGATGTGCTATTACAACTGCTCCACCATATTCACCAAACTTAGGAATAATTTGCTCAACCACACCACCTTCCTGTGCATGTACTGGAGAATTTTCCCATACTCCAATATCAATACCTCTATGCATTCTTCCCCAACGCATACCAAATGGAGAACTGAATAGTGGATCACCTTGTGGGAGAATTGTCTTCCATCTATCAGTGCCAGTTATTGTAGTAGAACTTGTATTGGTTGTACTACCTGAACCTTCGCTTTCTGATTTATTTGAAGCGAATAGTACTTCACTACTGTCTTCTTCAAGATAATTATTAGTTTTATTAGTAACAATTGCAGGTAAGTAATTTGGCAACTTTATCTTGTCCACTTTAACATCTGTATCAGCACCCACTAACTTAGCAATTCTTCTTGCTTCATTTACTAAGGATGCTGCAGCAGGTGATCCAGATGCTAGAGGACCTAAGAATGCCAAAGTAGCACCTACCATTATAGATGCACCTTCCCTATAAACTGCAGATATTGCGTCACCGATTTTACTCATAGGTAAAATAATTTCAGCTTCGTTTGCTTCACCAACTAAGGCTTTAGTGCCACCAAGTATACCACGAGTCGGTGAGGTAATCACAGATCCAGTTCTATTTTTCTGGGTCGGTTGATCTTCCAATCCAAGCATCTTCAAGAACTCATCAGTTCCTTCTCCAGCTACCATTGATCCACCAGTGGCCAATACAGTACCACCAGCTAAAGTCAAAATTGCTGTTGGAGTCAAAGTACCTCCACTCAATACTGCTTGCAATACTGCTGCTGCTCCTGTTGCAGTAAATATCAAACTGAAGGTTGCCATGCTTACTCCAGTCTTAATAATAAGTCTACTTGCATCTTTCCATCTTTTTGCTTTAAATAAATTAAAGACTTCAATTGCAGTAGGAATTAAAGTAAGAGCAGTTAAAATTCCACCAGTTCCAACTTTGGGCATTTTCATGCCTTGCAAGTTTTTTGGCATCGTTATCCCCAATTTGGGAAACTTAAGACCCTTGAACCAGTTTTTCGTTCCCTCCTTCATACTTTGTGCCCATTGGGGCAACTTTGGCCAGGAAAATCTAGGTTGGAGTGTCTTATTAGTACCCACACCCATTTCTTTTTTAAAAAGGAAATTTCCAAGCCTTTCTCGTATACCTGGTCTAAGAAATCCCCAATTTTTTCTAGTCATGAAATCAGGACGCTGAAACCCGTTCCTCATATCATCTGCTAGGTTTGTAATCCAACTTCCTGTGGGTTTAATATTTCTTGCTGCTTCAAGAGCTCTTTGTGAACCAATTTGAGGTTGTAATCTGAAATAATGTTTTATTTGACTGGGTTTCAACCCCATATTACGCAACTGATTATAAATGTTGCGTTGCATACGCACCTGATTAAATGCGTTTGCTCTACTCTTTGGGAATGAACGGGTTCGTGGCTTAACGGGTTTGATGCGTCTTGGTGGAATACTAAAGTTAGAAGTAGGATGATGCCATTTCTTTGTATAATCGAATTGTAGTAAACTTCTACGACCTCCCGAATAAGCACCAACACCCATGATACCGCCCCTGTTTCTTAGATATTGAATATACTCGTATTCAGTATCAAGTAACGCACTCATTCCTGCCCCAAACTTAATTGCAGTTTTGGTTAGTGTACTAGTGTCAATGGTTAGTTCTTCAGCCATTACTTACGTTTTCGACGTTCCTCATCTATTCGTTCCCTTTCCTTTTGTAGATGGGCTGCTAATAAATTAACATACACATCTCTTTCCCAAGGAATCATATTCATAATATCGCTCAAGCTATATTTATGGTGTTGAACCAGAGAAAAATTCGTCTGATAGAAAGCCATTAAGCCCTCATCAAAGAGGGCTATCCGAAAAAACTTACTAACCCTTCAATAACAACTTTATTTTCAACCTTAGTTTTGGGATTTCTTACCTCTAAAGTGTGTCTTAAAGTAGGCATAGTATTGAAAAATTGTTGAATTTTATCAAACTGTGCTGCAGTCAACGTTTCAACCCAATTTCTTGCTTCCTTAAATGTAAACGTGCCAGAATCTTCTTCCCCAACATATACTCTTTTAAGACATTTAGCAACCAAATCATATGGATCAACGTCTTCTTCAGCAAAATTTACTGAAGAAAAATATTCTAGGTTAGGATACTTCATTTCTAGAGTTATATCACTACCTAATTTTATTATCTTATTATGACCCTCTGGAAAATCTACTTCGACATCATTTACCAAGAAAGAGACATCAACTTTAGTTACTCCATCATCAGGACAAGTAACTGATAACTTCAATTCTTCACTAATTGATCTAGCACGTATCTGTAAGAAAAGATACTCAATATCAAATAGAGCAAGATCATCTATCTTTAATCTACTAATAATACAATTTTTTAAAATATTTTTAATAGCATCTAGAATCTGAGCCTCATCATTAGATTCCATTGCAATGATTAATATCTTCTGTTCTTTAACGAGGAAAGGACGATATTTAATTTTCTTTTTTGTAGAAGGCACCACCAACTCATGCGTTGGTGTAACAATTTCAGGTAATGGCATAATTAATTAAACATAAATTGCTGATACTCATAGTAGAATGCAACTGTGCATTTTACAGCTTGTGCTGGACCTGCTGAGTATGCAACGGTTGAAAAAGAATAGGGATATGCGTTAACAAGTCTCACTTTAAATGGAACGTGATAATCTTCCCTTGGAGTCGCTTCTTCCCCTTCTTGTGCTTTGGGAGGTTTAGTAACCCCATATTTTTCAAGCTTGTTTATGACAACATCAGCAGTATAATCATCATAATATCTCTGTGCATAAGCCATATGAGGAAGAGTAGTATATCTACTATCCTTACTATATATTGGTTCTGGGGAAGCTTGACCTGGTTGAATACCTATGGTCATATCTTGCCACATTTTAAAAAATGATATAGGTGTAGAACCTAGGTCACATATAAAAGTTACATCAAGTTCATTATACAGTTTAGCAGCTGCCATCTTCTGAGTCAACCCCTTCTTAGGCATTTTGACATCTACACTATTAAAGGTACTACCAGGAATTTGAATATCTTGGCACAATAAATTCATCCTTTGTTGAGCTTGTCCTATTTTATCCCCAGTAAACTTTGGATATAAATCACCATTACCTTTCTTTTTGGCATTAGCTTCCATGAACCTCTTCATCTCGACAGATGCAAGAATTTCAAACTCATACAGATTGGAAGTAGAGACACCTTTATCAAGTATCTTTGCCATGTATGATTCTATTCCAAATTTATCTTTTGTTATTTGTTTGCTTTGTGCCATAAATACTCATTATGAGTGATATATTTATTTAGTATGGCATATAAGGGAAAATACCGAGTAAAGAACTATCGCAAGTATAAAGGTGATCCCACGGGAGTAATATACCGTTCTTTATGGGAAAAAAAGTTTATGGACTACTGTGATTCTAATAGAAAGGTCATTGAATGGTCAAGTGAAGAGCATATTATTCCATATAAAGACCCCGTACAAAAGAAATGGAGGAGATATTTCCCCGATTTCTACATGAAAGTAAAAGAAGCGGATGGAAAAATAAAAACATACTTAGTTGAGGTTAAACCAAAAAAACAGGTCGATGGTCCTAAACCTCAGAAACGACATACTAAGAGATATATCTCAGAAGTTATGACGTTCGCAACCAACCAAGCAAAATGGGAAGCAGCACAGGAGTATTGCAATGACAGACTCTGGGAATTCAAAATCATCACAGAGCGAGAGCTCAAAGTTTGATACATGGATGAAAGAATTAAAAGGCAAGAGTATATCTAAACCCAAATTAAGAAACACCGTTATGGAAATGTTACTTGACGATGCAACAGAAACACCTGAAATTGATAGGTGGTATTACTTTGAATATGATCCTAAATTTAAAGATCAGTTGGGAGAATGGGATGAGTTTCCACTAATAAAACTACTTGAAAAGAAGAATGATATATACCTTGGAGCGAATCTACATTACCTTAGTGGAAAAGCTAGACTATCCGCTATAAATACTGATAAGTACCCCAACTCATCTCTACATTATTACATTCCAAAAAATGCAGACAGCATTTTCTTTGAAGTTGGAGAACAAGATATACAACTATTAAGTCAACTTCCACTTGATAAATTTCATCGTAAGTATAAATGAGCACCGTTAACAAGGTATCAGAAGCCAGAAAAATAAAAGAAGAACCAGAAAATCATAGCTATCCTTTCAATTTAGCTTCGATTCCTTATGCTTCTTTCCTTAAAATCTACAAATATTCCTATGATAAAGGGATGGCAGAGGTTGGTAAGAATCAAAATGATGCTCTTGGTTCTATACAAAACAGTGGACTGTTAAAAAATATTAATGATAAGTTAGTCGAAGGAGCACAATGGGCATACGGATCAAGGACTAGTGGTAGGGAGTACCTCAACGGTGATACAGATGAAGAAATTGTAGATAATTTCTTAAACAATTATAAAAAGGAAAATCAGAACTTAAACGAAGCAGTCAATATGCATACTACAGAAACAATTCTAGATCAACCATTTTTTGTTGATGATGGATGGGGTGCTGGAGAAAGTATGACTACGTTGGGAGAGTTACTCGGAAAGAAAAATGCTGTAAAAGACTTCCATGATTCAGGTTATGATAAATCTTACTGCAACTTAGCAATGCCGAATGAGTTTCAATTTGATTATAATGCAAACTGGAATAATACATTTAAGTTAGGTACTATGGCATTAGCTGCTGATGATCCAGCAAGAGCAGCAACAGTATTAGCGGCAGGTTTTGGTCTTGGTATGGGTGGAGAAGCGACTAAGAATATGATAACTGCTAATTCTGGTGAGGGTTTAGCTAATATTGCAGGAATGGCACAAGCTGGAAAAGATATGGCATTAAAAGCAGGTGACTTATTTGGAGTTAATAGTAATATATTAGATCCAACTAACCTTGCTGGCATGGCTGGTTTGACACCAAATGAAAATGCTATTCAATTCTTTAAAAAGATGGATTTTAGGCAATTTGATTTTACTTTTGAATTTGCAGCAAGAAATGCTAATGAATCAAAAGAAATACAAAAAATTCTAAAATGGTTTAAAGAAGGAATGCACCCAGTATCAAAAGATCCTTTGGGAAGTGGAACTGGAGTATTACTAGGTTTCCCAGACGTATGGAAAATTGAACCTAGATTTACACCTGGCAAACAAGATGGTGATATGGTAGAAGGGGGTGCAGATGTAGAACATCCAATGATGCCACAAACAAAATTATGTGCATTAACACAAATAAGAGTTAACACTGCACCAATGGGACAATTTGCAACAGTATTCGATGGAACTATTCCTCTTATTACGGTAACTCTTAGATTCAATGAATTAACTGCACTAACCAGATCAGATTTCATGGACAATCCATACTTATAATCATGTCTTTATTCAATAGACTTCCAGATTTATTCTATAATGTTCAACAGTCACCTGTTGATCCTAAACTTTTAGCAGCTAAAAATATCTGGAGAAGGTCAGAGATTCTACCAGAATATAAAAATTCAATTACAATTTTTGATGAGTTTATAGTAAACAATGGTGAAAAACCAGAACATATATCTTATCAAATCTATGATAATCCATTTTATGCATGGACGATATTCATTGCAAATAATATTGTAAATTATTATGAGCAGTGGCCACGATCATCAAGGCAATTAGCAGAGTATGTAAATGCTAAGTATGATAACCCACAGGCAACTAAACACTATGTAACCACAGAGGTTAAACAGGGAAAGAATATAATTGTGCCTGCAGGTAAAGTTGTACCTCAAAATTATTCTATAAGTTATTACAATGGAACTACTACTGTTACTGCTAACCCCACAGTATCAATAACAAACTATCAGTATGAAGAGCAGATAAATTCTGAAAAAGAAAAAATACAAATAATACGTCCTAATATGATTGAAACATTTATACAGACATATTACCGAAGAGTTCAGCGTGGCGGTGTAGTCAGCGTAGGAAATAGTGCGTTTGAGATAAGGATGTGAAACTAAAATTGCCCAAGAAAAAATTATTTAAGGATGCACTTAAAATGAATAGGTGGCCAGTGCATTGGTTTGACCAGAAAAAAGATAAAGAGAAAGAAAGAAAAGAAAGGATAGCAAAATTATACCCACAAAAAAAGACCCCCTAAGGGGTCTTTTAGTTTATATGTAACTAATCTTCTTGTGCTAGTTTAGCGAAGTAAGATAGTGTGTCATCTTCCGTAGATTTAACAGCAGTAGTTCTGTGATTACCACCTTGAACTACACCGTCTTTAACGTTTAAAGGTTCTGGAGTTAGTTCCTCCTCAAACTGTTCTTCCTCTACTTTAGCAGAGTAATTACCTTTGAGAGTTCTCTCCAAACGTTCCTTAAGTTCGTCATAAGACTTGAACTGATCGTCAGCAGTAAATGCAGCGAGACTGTGTTCTTGCTTCCAAATACCTTCAAGTTCCTTGTCATCAAGGTCTCCAAGTACAGAAGGAGCATCGAACTCAGATTTGTCGTAGTTCCAGAAACCTGCAACCTTGGTGATCTTAAGTTTGAAGTCAGCACCCTTCCATAGATCGAATGGGTTTACTGGTGTTTCATCCTCAAATGCGGGTTGCATTGATTCCATGACCTTATCAAAGATCTTCTTACCATAGCGGTAGAGGAACACTTTGCCTTCATTAGAAGGGTTTGCACTATCCTTGACAACATATATGTTGCTGTAATAGTTTAACTTACGTTTCTGGTTACGTGCTTGTGATCTCTGTGGAGAACCTTCGCCACCAGAATTCCAGAGTTCCCTGTTTAAGTCAGAAACAGGATCCTTTTTGCCTAAAGTTGTTAATGAGTTTTCAATATACCATCCACCTGGACCTTGGAAGGCATGTGTCCATACTTGTGCCCATGGGAGGTCTTCCCCATTGGGTGCTGGTAAAAATCTGATTACTGCGTAACCATTACCTGCTTTGTCTACTTCTGGTTTCCATAATCTCTCGTCAGGTCCTGACTTAGCCTCTGATTTGTTGAGGTTGTCTGCTTTAGCGAGTAGGTCTTGGAAAGAAGACTTCTTAAGTGAAGCAAAAGACATACGTATTCTCCGTATTATGTGTACTATGTGTATTATCCCTTAGAAAAGGGTGGGAGGTTGGATTCCTGTGTACCAACAAAGAACGGGCATTACTACAGTAAGTAAATACGTCCTTGCCTGAGACCCGATTGGTTGATCGGTTCTA